TATTAATTCTCTTTTAAATACACCACCCATTGTGCCTAAATGGTCTGCAAATGTCGATGTACTAAAATTAGTTAATGCTCCTAGTGTTTCTTCTGTTATCTCTGCAAACATGCTTATATCGGTAAGAATTTGTGTATGTGCTCCTTGATATATATTGAGTATGTTTTGTGCCTTAATCGTAACAATTTGCTGTAAATCTAATTGATCCATTGCTGTTAAGAACTCATCTATGGATTTAAATCTTTTATTTTTAGATAACTTTAGCAAATCTCTTACCATTTGCCTTTGAAGTTCATCTGTCTTTGTTGCTATTGTTTCAGCAATTAAGTCTATGTATTTTTGATCTACCACTACTCAACTGGTGTGGTTAATGCACTAAGTAAAGATCCTTGTGTTGATTCTTCTTCTACTTCCTCTTGGAATCGTTCATCTAAATATGCTTTTGCTGTATCTCTATCAGGAAAAGTGTCTGGATCTAGCTCAATAAGTACATCTGCCTTATCCATTAGTTGGTGGCTTAACATCCACTCTAGCTTGGCTCTTTTTTCTTCATCTGATAATATTTCTTCACTTTCATTGTAATCAATCTTTAATAGCTCACCACCATTTAGACCTAGCTCAACTCCTAGTATAGTAGAT